GCTTTTTCATACTCTTTGTATGATTTATGTTCTTTCAAAGAACGTAGTTTTTCAAATTCCACAGCAAATTCAGGGTCTGCGTTAGCCCATTTGTAGAGAACCTGTCTTGAAAAGCCAACTGCGTCTGAAGCTTTGCTTAGTGTCATACCATCCTTTTTATATTCTTCCAAGAATTTCTTTTTTAATTCTTTTCTTTGGGATTCACTTATACGTTTGCGGCGTTTCTTTTTATCCACCCTCATTGGAGTAACAATCCCTTTTAGTTCCTTTGGCACGCTTGGCATAATACATTTCCTTCCCGTTGTTTAGTTTGATATTGACACAAAAACAGTACTATTGCAAATTATTTTTCAAAACACCAAAAAATAACTTGACTTTCCCAAAAATATGTGTTTTCATGTTCCACAATACCATAATATGTTAGCACATACTTTGTCAACAATTTTTCTGGTAGTAAGAAAGGATGGTAGCAAGATAGGGATTATTCGGAGATCGTACCAGCACATATTGGAATATATGTTGGTTGGGTAAATTTTTTAATAGCCTGGAAAGGCAAAGGAGTTTTGCAATGGCATTAGCTTATAAGTATTTGGACGATAAATCAGGTATCGCTGTGGATGATAGTGGTCATCCGATTGTAGTGGACGAAGATGATGATAAGGAATTCGGTATAAGAGCAACTGAACTTTATACAAAGATTCCAGCATTACAGGCGGAAGCCAAGCGTCATCGTGAAGAAAAACAGGCCCTTCAAGCCAAGCTTGAACTCTTTGGTGACAATGATCCAGAAGATGTTGTGAATAGGCTAAAACAATTTGGTGATTTAGATCCAGAAGAAGCTAGGAAGGCAGTTAATACAGTAGCAAATCTTGACGATCTTGATAAGGAAAAGAGTATCGAGATTGAAAAAGTAAAAGCTGGTGTCGCAGAATCCTATCGATCAAAGATTAAAGATATTGATGCTGCTCACGAACAGAAGGTCGGTACGTTAAATTCTTACTTGCAACAGAAAGATCAAGTGATTAGAAACCTATTAATACGTGGCGCTTTTGATAGGAGCGAATTTATTAAGGAGCAAACTGTCCTTACACCTGATATCGCCTATGATAGTTTTGGGCGTTATTTTCAGATTGAGGAAGATGGAACAAACATTAAAGTATTTGCCCTTGATAGATCTGGTGAAAAAATATTCAGCAAGGCTAATCCAGGGGAATATGCTTCTCCAGAAGAAGCTATTGAACTCATTATCAATGAGTATCCATCTAGGGATAGTATTCTGCGATCTAATGCTGGAGGTTCTGGTGCTACTGGTAATACAACACAGAACAGTACTAAGAAAGCAAAGCTTAGGGCACTTGCTGCAATGGGACCATCAGAAAGATTGAATGCGCTACGCCGCTAACGTAGTTTTGGAAAGAACTCGGTAGCCTGAGTGATGTCTGATAAAGCATAGATTAAATAACTTTTAAAATTTTGGAGGTATTAGGAAATGGCTTTAACACTGATTGAATCTGCCAAATTGGCACTTGGGAGAGATGAGACGCTGAAGGCTACCGTAATGGAATTGTATGCCAAAAGTTCTGATCTCATGCAGTATCTTCCTTTTGAAAACATTGCTGGTGGTTCTCTTGTATTTAATAGGGAACAGACTCTTCCTTCTGCTGGTTTCCGTGCGCTGAATGAAGCATACGCTGAAGGAACCGGGACAGTTGACAGGGTAACTGAAGTTCTGGCAATTGCCGGTGGTGATCTTGATGTAGATGTTATGCTGATCAAGACTGGTAATGCTGACCAGCGTGGTACGCAGGAAGCTATGAAGATAAAGGCCCTCAGCCTTGCTATGACAAAAACTATGATCAAAGGCGATGTTGAGACCACACCTAAAGAATTTGATGGTCTTCAGGTGCGTTGTGTTGGTGATCAGCTTGTTAGTGCTGGTTCTAGTGTCGGTGGTGACGCACTGTCGCTCGTTAAGCTTGATGAACTGATTGATGCTGTAGAAGAGCCAACACATCTTCTGATGAATAAAACCATGCGTAGACGTCTCTCTGCTGCTGCGCGGCTTTATACAGTTGGTGGGTATATTACTTATGATCTGGATGCTTTCGGACGTAGGGTAACCAAGTATAATGATCTTCCTATTCTTGTTGCTGATAAAGACAACAACTATGATGACATTATGCCATTTACCGAAGCGTGCGCTAGTGGTAGTTCTGTGGGTACTTCTATCTACTGTCTGTCTTTTGCAGAGAACGGAGTAGTTGGTTTGCAGAATGGTGATATGGATGTGCGCGATATGGGTGAAATTGATGATAAACCTGTATTTCGGACCAGGATCGAGTGGTACATCTCTCTTGCTATTCTGAGAGCGCGTGCTGCTGCAAGACTCCGATATATTAAGGACGCGGCTGTTACCGCCTAATTTGGCGAATAGGTATTTTTAAATTAACAACTTTTAATATAGCGAGGTATAAAAATGGCTACGCATGAATTTTTAAGAAGTGCCAGAGGTCGGTTAGTTGATGATCTTCTGGTTTTGAAAGCCAAAGGGACGGTTGCAACCAGTATGGTTGGTGAAGATCCTGTAGGTACTGATAAGTATTACGATACAGGTGGTGGAAGAACTCGTGGCGATATGGTAATTAATGTATATGCTGTTCCAGCTATTCTAGCATCTACAAAGTTTACCATGAGATTGCAGGGTGGTAAGAATACATCCTTTTCCACCCTTACCGATCTTGCGATTGTTGAACTTGGTGACTCCACACAGATCACTGCTGGTGTTGATGCTACTACTGGTAGGTATGTTGTGCCATTTACCAATGATTTCGATGAAACTGTTTATCGTTATCTGCGGCACTATATCACATGTGGTGGTACTTGCGGCACTGGTATTCAGTACGAATGCTACCTTAGTAAAATGAGCACCTAATAATGGAGATGCGTGATGGGAACTTCGGGGCAGAAACCAGTCACGCTATCCATTTGTATGATGGTTAAAGATGAAGAGGCAAATCTAAAGAGATGCCTTCCATCATTAAAAGGTGTAGCGGACGAAATAATTGTTGTAGATACAGGCTCCACAGATAATACGATGAAAGTCGCGTTATCTGCTGGAGCCAAGGTATTTGAACATCCTTGGGAAAATGATTTTTCTAAGCATCGTAATCAATCTATATCGTATGCCACAGGTGATTGGGTATTTATAGTAGATGCTGACGAAGAACTTTTTTTAGAAAACGCAACGTCTTCTGACGTTCTAAAAATATGGCTAACACAACTGCCAGATGATTGTATGTCTGCTGCTGTAGTTCTAAGTGATATTCAGAAGGACTTACAGGCAATGCGTTTTAACTCAGTTCGTTTATTCCGTAACGGGTCTGTCAAGTATGAAGGTATTGTGCATAATACACCAGTGATAACAAAAGGTAGATCTGATGCTGTATTTTGCCCATTCATACGTTTGAATCATTACGGATATGATCTCACACCAGAAAAGCAATTAAAAAAGAGAAAACGTACAGAAGGGTTACTTCTTAAAAGATTAGAAGAAAATCCCGATGATGTTGTTGCAATCTTTTATCTTATTCAAGCCTATACAGCATACGATGAATTTGACAAAGCCGTTAAATACATTGAACGTTACGATGAAACATCAAAACGCACCAATGTAAAATTTAATGGTTCTATCTACTGTACAGCGGTTAGTGTTTATAGGAAAACAGGAAACAAAGAAAAAGCGCAGCAATGGCTATTAGCTGGTCTAAAAGAGTACCCAAAAGATTTGGATCTACTAATGAGTCTTACCGAATATGGCGTATGGACTCAAGATATAGAACTCATGACGAAGGGCGCCAAAGGATTTCTGATGGTGTATGAAGATTATCAGAAAAATCCTTTACTCAGTGGTAACAGATTTACGTATTCAAATTCTCCAGAATGCGCATGCTACTGTATGTTCCACCTATCAATGGGTATGTTTCAGCAAGGGCGCTATATGCTTGATAAACTTGATAAATATCTGAATAAAACAAATGTCGATTTTAAAAATGGTCTTAGATCTGACATCATAAAAATTTTAGATTCATTTGGAATACATATAAATGGATGGATTCCAACTCAGCAGGAAGCTCCAAAAGTTGTCAATCTTAGTTCCAGGAGGTAAATAGTAATGGTTACTCTATACGAAAAAGAGAGTGGGAAAGCAGTTATTTTCGCACATATTATAGATGCAAAAGAGTCGATGAAAACTGGATTTTATGTTTCTGAAGATCCTACTCCGAAGAGAGAAGTGCTGCCGGAAAAATCAGAAGCAAAACCAGCAGTTATCCCAAAAGTCGAGGATAAAAAACCAGTAGCTGCAAAAACTATAGATGAACCAGCTAAGCCTATAGTTAAGAAAAACCCTAAGATTATCAAGAAGTAATGTGGGGGTGTTTCGATGTCACTTACTCTAGTAGCTACAGCTGCTGCGGCGAATGCCAACTCATACGTGACACTAGCGTCTGCTAATAGCTTTCTTGAACAGAATATCCATTTGTATTCCACATGGGCTTCTACAAGCACTGCCAATAGGGAAGCCAGTTTAATATATGCAACCACGCTACTGGATGCACAAATGGACTGGATTGGTACTAAGGGAGCGTCTTCACAAGCACTTAGATGGCCTAGGGATGATGTTGATGATCCTGATGGGTATGCTGTTGATTCTGAAACAATTCCTGTATTTTTACAGGAAGCTACTTCTTTCTATGCCTATTATCTTTCACAAACGGATCGCACTGCTGAAAACGACACACTGGGTTTTACCAGATTGGATGCTGGTTCTTTAAGAATGGATATTGATAAGTATGATAGAAGGCCAACAATGCCAGTCAGTGTGTATGAACTTATTAAATGGTATGGATCAAAATCAAGCGGCAGGGCAAGGGTATTGGTTAGGAGATAGTTATGGGAATGAAAAGCATATTTCAGAATGCTGCTGAGACGATAATAGATGCATTTGGCGATGTTGCCAGCACATTAGCGTACCATTCTCTTGGGACTTTTTCGTATAACCCATCTACTGGTGTTAATACTGAAACTGGTGATTCCGATATTTCTATTAAGGCCATTCCAGATGAAATAAAATCGGAAGAAGTGCAAGATAGAGATATTAAAATGACAGATCGTAAACTACTGGTTGCGAACAATGATATTTCTGTAACCCCAAAAGTTGGTGATTATGTCACAATAAGTGGAGATAGATTCAACGTGATTGATTACATGACTGATCCAGCAGAAGCACTGTATACCATTTACGTTAGGAAGATGTAATGGGGAAGCCATATTCACCAGTAAATATGAAAACTTTTGATCTTCAGTTTGATGCGGCTGTTGTCAAATTGAAAAAGAGCATGGTTGACATATTGAAAAAAACCGCTGAGGGTACATTCATCGATATTGTAATGGGTCCTCCAAGGCCGTATTTGACTGGTTCCTATATTTCGAGTCACCGTATTGGTATCAACGAACCTGATATAAGTGATACAGTTATTCATAAAGCTGGAATTAGAACAGTTGAACAAGCACAGAGTAGGGCGTTAACTGAACTAAGGAAACTGGATAGTGTAAAAGAAGGAGATTCAATCTGGATTTCAAACTCAGTTGGGTATTCTACGAAATATGGTTATAGCTGGGCAAGAAACGTTGAATATGCTGGGTGGCCTAATAACAATAGTCCATATTTAGTTTATGAAACTGCTATAGCTAAGATACCACAAAAGATTAAAGATTATGTAACAGAAGTTGTAACTTCGATGGAATAGAAATTATGGGAACTTTTCAAGATATAAGGGCAGCTATAGAAACCAGATTTTCAACGAACTGGACGGCTACAGATATATCATGGGATAATGTTCCTTATGATCCAAAACCAGAAACCCCATTTGTACGTTTACTAATCAATGAAGTGGATTCTTTCCAGGTCAGTATGGCGACAGCACCGTGTCATAGATTTACAGGACTTATTCATATTNTAGTGATGGTTCCAGTTGGAACAGGTACTNATACAGCNCGTGGTTATGCAGATTCAATAGCTGATATATTCAGGAATGCTTCATTCAGTAATATTAACTGTAGAACACCACGAATTGTCAGGGTAGGTGATGTTGGAGAGTATTTCCAATATTCGGTTTTAATAAACTTCTGGAAAGATGAAGCACTGGCGAATGCGGCATAATATGGAACATAGCAATCATATGCGAATAGATTTTGTTCCACAGAATACAGACGGTGAATGTCGCTGTAAAAATTGCAAAAAATTGCTGGCAAAAATAAAAGATGTTGACAAATTTATGGTATTAGAGATAAAGTGTACTAGAGCACATTGTGGTTTAGTAAACACATTTGAAGTCAGTAGGAATACTGAGTATCAAGTGAGCAAGGAGCACCCAGATGAATTCGTTGGTTTTTCTTTTAGACGAAGGATGGGATAATAACATGTCTGTATATGCTAACGAAAGAACCTCCGTGAAGGTCATTATGGTTAAAATTAATCTTATTGAGGAGGTATTTAGCAATGGCTGATAGTAATAGAACTGCATTGTATTTTGGGGAAGAGGTGACTTGGGGTACTTTAGCCACCTGTACCTTTAAAGAGCTTAGATTCACTGGAGAATCTTTTGCTTATAACATCACAAACACCACAAGTGGTGAAATTAGAAGTGACAGGCAGGTTACTGATCTTATTCAGACGGACGCCGACGCTAGTGGTGGTTTTAATTTTGAACTAAGTTATGATTCCTTTAACGAATTGCTTGAAGGTGCGCTGTGGAGTGACTGGTCTACTGATCTTAACATTTCAGCATCCGGAATTGGTATTGATGTAGGTGGTACGCTTACTGCCGGAACTGGTGCTACTGACGGAACTGCCAATTTTTCACTTGCCACAGTTGGGCAGTGGATTGAACTGCGCGGTAGCTCTAATGCAACCAATAATGGATATTATCAGATTACAGCAAAGGCAAGTTATACGAGTATGACTATTTCTCCTGTTCCAGATGCTACAGTGGCTTCTGGTACTGATACCATTACTATTAAAGGTTCTTACCTTCGTAATGGTACTACAGAACATAGTTACAGTATAATCCGCTATCACGGAGGTCTTGCTTCTGGTCAGTACTTCACATTCCTTGGACAGGTTGTTAATTCATTTAATCTGTCTGCACAGGCTGGCTCTATTTTAACAGGAAGCTTTGATTTCATTGGTAAAACTGGCGCTCTTGCGCAATCTTCAGCTTCTGTATCAGGTGCTACTGCTGCCGGTACTAATTCAGTTTTGAACGCAGTAAGTAATGTTGCAGAAGTTCGTGAAGGTGGGAGCGATGTTGCAAGTTGTTTGGTTCAGGGACTTGATTTCACTATTGCTAATAATGTGCGCGGTCTGAAAGCAATAGCAAATCTCGGTAACTGCGATATTGGAGTTGGTAAATGTGACGTAACTGGCACACTGACTGCTTATTTTAAAGATAACAGTCTGTATGACAAGTACTTGGCTGGTACTGCAAGNTCTGTGTCATATAAGGTAGAGGATAGTTCTGGTAATGCNTATATNATAGATATGCCTCAGATTGAATTTGAATCTGATGGTGTTAATGCTGGTGGGCAGGATCAGGATGTAATGGAAACAATTGGTTTTAGGGCTATTAAAGATCCTACTTACGGTTATACTGTTCAGATTAGCAAATTTGCTGCGTAAGAGGTCTTTTACCGTATAGGGCCATGTGAATGTTTCCTCCTTTCCCTCAGTTAATGTGCCCCGTGTTAACAGAGTTTTTGTGATGCGTTTGCATGGTCCTATTTTAAAAATTTTCAAAAGAGGTCTTGACATGGGAACAGTAATTGTGGAACAATTTAATCCTGTGAATGGTTACTGGAATAAGCTCTATGAAATTGACCAAAAAGATTTCAATCCAGATGATCCAATCACAGTCGATAAGTATGGTGGTAGTTATCGGACAAGGGTAGTTGGAGAAGAAGTTGTCATAGAGAAAGCTACTGTCGCAGAAAAAGAACTTTTAGTAGTTAAAGATACCGCAGAAAAACCAAAGTTCAATAAAAGGTTTTTTAAAACCTTTGAAGATGATGATGGTGAAATTGATTAAAAACTTATTTAAAACGGGGGAGTACAAAAATGGCTGATTTAAAGAAACTTTTCGGAACTGATCAGAATAAAGAGAAGGAAGGCGTTTGGCAGGACATGGGGGATGGGCTTAAAATGCGCATTGCTCGTATTGGAAATCCTAATTATCAGAAACGCTTTCAAGCATTGTCTAAACCGCATAGAAGGGCGCTACGTAGAGGAACGCTGTCCGATGAGATAGCAGAACAGCTTCTTATCAAATGCCTTGCTGAGACGATTGTTTTGGATTGGGAAGGCGTTGAAGAAAATGGATCAACTATCCCATATTCTGTGGACAACGCAATCCGTGTTCTAACAGATTATCCAGACCTTCGTAATTATGTTAATGATATTGCTAATGAGATGGAAGGATACAAAGAAGATGTTGATGAGGAGGCTATCGACAATTTAAAAAAGTGATGCGATGGAGTTTAGAAGCAAATGAAAAAGTCGGTAAAAAGGTAAAAGGGCAGAAGAGACAAACAAAACTG